AGGTTTTTCATTTGGAATATTAAATGTAGCTTTTAAATAACAATTTTTATTTATACATTCTGGGTGTCTTCTATTTTCCATATTATCTTTTTTATGTATTTTACAAAAACGACGTGGTTTATTTTCATAATTATAACTTGAATATTCTAAACAATCAATTTCAATACAATAGTGTAATATATATTTCATATATGGTTTTTTATGTTTACTACAAAATTTTTCATTTTTATTAGGATAAATAAAAAAATTTCCATTATTACTACAATTTTCAATATTACACATTTTAAATTTTTATTAAATTTACTCATAAAAAATTAAAATTCATTTTTTTTAAGTAATTCTGATAATAATTCTTTTTCATTCAAACTCAAATAATCAAAACATGGTGTTAAAAAATCATATAAACTATAATTAGAATATTTAGTATCAATTAATGCTATTATATTATAATAATCTAATTTTAACAAATGTTTATTTAAATCAAATAATTCACCATTTATAAAACAGTTATGGAATAAATAAGGTTTTGTTTTTAAAATATTATGTAAATGTAATTTAACTAGTTCAAATTTATATTCTACAGAATATTTTTTCGATGATGTTGTTTTCCATATGGCGCTGACGTTTCAAAACTAACCTGTCTAGAAACTCCAATTTCCATATCCACGGTTTAAAGTGTTTTCTCTCTACACCTCAATAGTTTTCCTACTTAACTCCTCTACTTCAATTTCAAGTCCTAACTTGATTTTTAATTTCTTTAACATATTCCTCGCCCCATTAATGTCCCTGTCAAAATATGTTCTACACAACTCGTTCTTACAACGGAGAACATCATTTACAGTTTGCATTTTTTCGGCTTTAGAATAATGATATTTCATTTTTTCTGTATCACTTAAACATTTACTACATTTTTTCGATGTGTTAAACTCGTCAATCGTTTCTACTCTACACCATCTTCTTAATTCCTTTACAATCCGTTTTACGGGGCCGCGTTTATGTCCTTTAATAATAGAATTATTTGGATTTGACCAGTTTCCCCATCCTATAATCACGTTTCGTTCTTCCTCCCGTCTGGTTTTACCACTCAGCATTTTACATATTTCTACTATCTTCTTTTGTTGAAATCTGTATTTGTCGAATTTCCATTCTCTCACTTTGGACTCCATCAATGTTCTAATCAGTTTATGAAGTTTTTCTGTAATCGTTCTAATACATAAACAGAGTTGGTCTATTTTTGACGTGCGTCTTGATGGTGTTGTTGATGAAAATAAATTTGACAAATTGTTTCTTTCTATTAACTTTTTTAATTTCATTGACATTCGTGTTGATTTGATATCATTGTAATACTGTTTTGAAGATAATTTAGTAATATGATTCTTTTCTGTGGTCGGATCAATTGTATTTCGACACCCTACAAAGACCATCCTAAGTCCAGGGTCTATACCAATCAATTCTAAATTTTTCATATCTAATTCACTTTCGGTATTTACTTGTTTTTTAATGACATTTTTATTTTCCCTTTTCGTCTGTGGTTCTTTTTTATCTTTATCAATTTCCTTTTTTGTTCTTCGTTTAGTTGGTTTGAAATTTCGTTTCTTTAATACAATTGACACTGTTTTTCCATCTGTCATAAAATAATGAAATTCTTTTAATTGTGTTTCAAAATACTTTATATTAAAAATTTCATTACAAACCTGTTTATATGTCGTTTCTGTAAAATAATTTACATTAGAAAGGGGTTTGTCATTTTCATTTATAATTTTTGTAAATTCGTCTCCTAAACTATTTGATAACAAGTAGTAAAGTGGTTGTCTTGTTAAAATCATATAGGATAAATTACTTAATTGTTTTATTGGTAACATTGAAAATAAACGTGCATTCCTCGTTCGTAATTTATATTCTAAACCAGTTTCCTGTTCATTCATTAAATGTGTCTCATTTGAAATTAAGATTTCTCTTAATTGTTTTAAAATAATCCATACATCATATTTTAAGAGTTCATCCAGTGTTTTGTTTAAAAACTTTAATCTGTATCCGATGACGAGTGGATGTTGCTTGATTTCAGTATCTGTAGATTCGTCAAATTTCTTTTTACTTAATAAAATATGATTAACAATCTTGTAGATAGTTTTCCAATCTGTATCTGGATGTTGTAGTTGTAAATATTTAGAAAACCTTCTATAAAAATTGAGTTTTAAATGATTATCTGTTATTGTTGATAATTGTAAAGACAATTCTTTTAATAAAGTTGATTTCTTTTTTGTATTAGCGTGTTGAAAATCGGTTGGTAATGATTGTTTGTATAAATGATAAGTATCTGTTAATTCCATTTCTTTAAAGCGTTTAGATTCATTTTTTACATCCGTTTTTAAACCCATAAAAACATTATTGAAAAAGGTTTCATTTAAAGTTTTATAGTTTGATGTTAAATTGTTTTCTAAAATACGATTAATATGAAGATTAACAAATAAGTAAGTTTCATTTAAAAGTAAATTGGTTTTGAAAAGATAATCTTGTAAATGAGATTTAATAAAATCATTATTACAAAAACGATTTAAAGTGGATTTTACCACAGTAAAGTTATGATTGTCGTCATCCATCTTGGTTTAATAAAAAAGAAAAATATTTAGAAATTCATTTTTTTTGAATTTGAATTTCTAAATAATTAATTAACACCTGTTAGTTTTGAAACGCCTGCACCATACATATTTTTTATTTATTTCTAAAATAAATCTATCTCCATGAGTATCATTTGCACGCATATAACTAATATAAGTGGGTATATTTTCAACATTGATTTTACAATTATCAGGTAAATTGATTATTCTTTTTTTTTTTTATATTCTAACTTATTTGATGTATGTATAGAATAAATTAAATTAATATCACGATTATCAAATATAATATTATTATAGTATGTTATTTGTAAATCATTATAAGTTTTTAAATAATTACATAATAGAATTTCAAAATCATTAATAATAATATATAATTCTTCATTTTTTATAATAATTTTATTATTTTTTATAATCTCTAATTGACTTTCATCAAATAAAATTGGTATGTTATCAATAATGACAACAATATACTTTTTATTATTATATGTGATATGTTTATACTCCATTTTTTAAAAATATTATAATAATTATTTTTTTCATTTTTATTATAATATATATTGACCATAACCAAAAAGGGTAGTTTAATTGGAGTAAGCTAAACCTCCCATTCCACTGATCAATTTAAGCACGTTATAGTTAACGGCATAAACGCGGAGTTTGAAGGCATTATTTGAGGTAGTAGTGTTAAGAAGAAGGGTTGCGTTATCAATACGGGACATATTGACGGAACCGGATGGTTGGTGCTCTTCGGGGTTAAGAGCGAATGAGTAGACGTAGATACCAGTGGAGGGAACAGCGGTGTGGCACTGGTAGGGTTGTACAACATTGAAGTAACGAGCTTTTTGGACAGTGAAACGATCATGTCCGTTGAATTGGAGTTTAGCATCAACAATGGTATCAACACCAGATGCGTTGGTGAAGGTAGACCAATCTTTTGCGGACTCGCGAGCAGCGGTGTGAAGAACCCAAACGAACTCTTTGCAAGGGTGGTTGAAAAGAAGTTTGGATTTAACAGATGAGTTAGAGAATGACTCATCACCACTGAATTGGAGTTGCTCAATAAGGTACTCGTGTTGGGATTGAGCAAAGAGACGACGCTCATCATCATCAAGATATACGTATTCTACAAGAAGGTTAGCATTTGCGAATGCTGGTGTAGCTGGGGAGATGGAACCAGCTGAAAGAGTGTAGCAATCAGTTACACGACGGAAAGTAACGTTGAATTTAACTTCGTGATATTGAAGAGCAATAAGGGGGAGAGCAAGACCTGGGTTACGGTTGAACCAGAATTGAAGTGGTACATAAACAGTGTAAGCTGGGGTAGTTTCACCACCGGAATTGTTGTTGAGAGCATCAACATTACCGATCATGGTATCATAACCAGCAGCTTTCTCTGCAGTTTGAGTAAGCTCATTCCAGATAGTGAGCCATTCACCATAGTGTCTGTCAATAACTTGACCACCAATTTCTACAGCGACTTCCTCAACAAGAACGTGACCAATATTCTCAACCCAGTTGAAGTTACCACCAGTTGGGTCAACAGATGGAAGATCAACAACAAGGTAAACGTGATGGATTAAATCACCATTACGTGAAACAGTGCATTGAACTTTTTTGCCGAAATCTGCTGTACCATTGAAAGTTTGTTCAACAACTTCAGTAGCAAAGTTTGAGTGACGACGATGTGCTACTTTAAAGAAAGTAACTTCGGGTTCACCAGTAAGATATTTATCTTGGGCGCCATAAGCGACAAGTTGCATAAGACCTCCGTTTGCCATTTTATAATATATATTTAGAAAAAAAATTTTTAAAAATAGACACAAAAATTAATATTTTAAATGATTTCTACAAACTGATTCATAATGTTCACTACCTCCTATATATATACCAGAAGATGATACAAGTTTATTTACAATACGAGTAAATAATGCTTTATTATTACAATGTTTACAATATGTAAATAATTCTATTATTTCATCAGACATTGATATTAATAAACACATATCACCTAAAGGTCTCATTAAATAATCAGATTTTAATCCAGCTACTATAAATTTTTTATTCACATTATGATTATTTAATGCATCATATATAAATTTAAATAAATCACTAAAAAATTGACCTTCATCTATTATTATAATATCCGCCTCATTATAATAACTATTTAATTCTTTATCAAAATACAATTCTTGTAAATTAGTTAACATTAATGATTCATGTATTTTATCATCATGTGTTCTTAATGCTTGTATTTGCATATTATACCTTAAATTGTCATTTCTATGATTTATACATAATATTTTATACCCTTTATAAGTTTCTATTTCGCTTAATAAATATGTTGTTTTCCCTGAAAACATTGGACCTATTACAACTTTTAAACTCATTCTATTTATTTTTATAAAGTAAATAAATTAATAAATTAAACTTTAAAGCTTAATTTATTTTTATTTTTATTTTACACTTATATTTATTTTACTATTATACTTTCTTCAATCCATTTTTTCAATGTTATATTATTTGTATTATAAACAATATCAATAATATTTTCAAATTTTATTTTATTTTCTTTTTTCATTAATTCTTCTAAAATATTATCATCACCAAATAATAATAATTTTTCAATAATTTCATCATTATATACAAACATATTATTTCTTATTAAATATATAATTGTTCTTTTAAAAAATATAGTATCTTGTTCTAATCCATTTATCAATGATCGTATTGCATAAATCATCATTTCTTTATTTTCTTTATTGTATATTTCTTTAATAATTCCACTATGATGTAATCTTATAAACCATAAAATACCTTTTGTATCAAGATTATAACACACATACATAAATCCATGTTTGTATTTTATATCTAACTTTCTTTTATTTATTAACCATTCCATAACATTATATTTTTTGTATAAACATATATTATCCAAAAATCTATAAGAATAATATATATACAAACCACTGTCAATCCACCATTCTATTTTTTGTATATTTCCTGATATTGCTAATATATCAATTGTATATATTTTATTTTTAATTTTTATATACTTTTCTAATCCTTTATATAAATCATATTTTATTACATTTTTATATACAGTTATATTTTTGCCTATATTATTTAAAATATATTCATCCTTGTTATTTAAAAAAATTTTCATTAATTCTAATCTTTCTAATAAATTTTTTTTTTTAGTTAATATTAAAATTATATAAGATTTTAATTCATATGGTAATATTTGATTCATTTTGATTCTCTTTCATATATTATTTATTTTAACAATTTTTATTTTTTCATTTTTTAAATCATTACACGTATATCTTTTTATTTTATTTACACAAATCATTTTTATTAATATATTATCATATTTTGATGAACTTCTATATATATTAGTATTAATTATTTTTTGAAGTTCATTTTCATCTGTGTTCAAAATGTTAAAATATTTATCAATTGATTTTACATCAAATAATTTTTTATTTGTAATTAATTCATACATACAAATTCCTAAACTCCATACATCTACCTTATAATCATAATTTAATAATCTTAAATCATTCTTATATATTTTTGTTACCAATTCTGGTGCCATATAACAAGGTGTACCACACTTTATAAAATATAATTTTTTAAACATATTTTCAAAAATACCATTCCTATACAATGATTGATTTATACATGAAAATCCAAAGTCTGAAATTTTAAAATTAAAATCTTTTGTAACTAATATATTTGATAATTTAATATCTCGATGTATTATAAAATTATCATGTAAATAACATAATCCATCTAATATATTTTTAAAAAATTTATCTATATTATTAAAATCTAAACCCCCATATAAATTTTTTTCTGTATTATTTTTTAATAACTTTTCTACATCATATTCACATCTTTCTAATTTTATAAAATATATATTGTTATATATATTATATCCTTGCATTTTTACTATATTATCATGATTTACTAATGTTAATATTATTACTTCATTTTTTAATAATTTCTGTATAGTCTCATCTTCCATTTTATTTTTATACTTTTCATAATGTACTTTCTTTACAATATAATCACTGTTGTCTGATATAAATACATCACTTTTATAACCTTTACTTATTGGACTGCTTAATTTATACATTTTTTATATTATTTCTATCTAATTTAAATTATTTACAAACTTTTATTTAAATTAAAAAAATATTCTAATGTACATTTATACCCTTGTTCAATTAAGTATAATTTATTTTTTTTATCCATGTCAAAATTAATTATATTTACATTACAATTTATAAATACAATATTACTATAATTAGATGTATATTCTTTTTTCTTTATAGATTCTCTTAATAATTTATATAATATTTTTATATAATCTATTAAACTTTTTATTTCATTACAATTTTCTTTTTCATTTTTCAATAAAATACCATATCTCATATCTTTATATTCCCATGGAAAATTATTTAATACAGCACCATCTATATAGTTTCCATATAATGTAAATATAAATGGTATTGTAATAGCTTGTCTAATACAATCTATTACTTTTAAATCACTTGTTTTATCCACGGTTATTTGTTTTAATTCTCTTAAATCTGTTAATACTATTTGCAATTCTTTATTATATTTTTCATATAGTTCCTTCATAGTTATTACTTTTGAACATTCTTTTTTCTCCATTAATTCTTCAATCCATTCAATTATTTTTTTACCATCATCTAATCCATATCCATTTATTAAATTAGATAACTTCATTTTTTTTAATTTTTTAAAATTTTTATTCATTAATATTTTTTTTAATTCTTCATATGTATACCCAATTATCATCATTAACCCAAATACACTTCCTATAGATATACCTTTTATCAATTGTATATCTAATTTTATTATATTACATTTTTCTAAATCTTCTAATCCTTTTAATATACCACAATACACCATACCTTTTACACCACCTCCACTTAATAATAATTCTTTTATAATTATACTCATTAATTTTGAATAATATTAAATATTTCATTAAATTTCATATTATCTACTTCATTTATTTTTATTTTTAACTCTTCTAAATTATTATTATATATTAATATACAATGATTTATATAATCAATTTCTATTTTATGCTTATGTTCTATATATTTTAAAAATAAATTTATATCCATTTCTTTATCATTATGATGATATATAAAATCTTTTATTTCATTCGTTATTTCTATTAATATATCTGTTTCTTTATTGATTATACTCATATGTAATATATTTTCTCTTAGTTTATTTAAATTTGTTAAAAATATTTCATCTATTTTATTTAACTCTTTATTTAATGTTTTAAATTTCTTAATCTCATTATCATATTTTACTTCATATTCAAAAATATCTATATTTTTAAAATTTTTTCTTTTAATTTTAATATCATTTTCATTTCCATTATATTCCAATAATTTTATACAATCTAATATTATTATATATAATCTAATAAATAATATACAACATTTTAAAAAATCATTGTATATTTTATTATAAATTTTACTTCTTAAACAAAATGCTATATATAATGTATATAGTTTAATAAGTATTATAAAAAAATAAACCATAATTAATTATTATAAATAATATTTTTAAATTTAAATATTATTATATTATAAATATATGTTATCTAAATACAATTCTTTAATAAATTCTAATAACGGAATGAATACTAAAATATGGGGTCCTAAATTATGGGATTTTTTATTTATAAGTATTTTAGGAGCATTTCCAGTTAAAATTGATAAATATAATAACAATCATATAAAAATTAAAAAACATTTTAAAAAAATGCTTTTATCTTTAGAATATACTTTACCATGTGTGTATTGTCGTGACAGTTATAAAGTTTTTATAAAAAAACATAATATAAAACCATTTCTTAAATCACGTTTATTACTTTTATATTGGTTATATCTACTTAAAGATATGGTAAATAAAAAATTGATAAAACAGGAAAATAAAAAATTTTTAGAACTATCTAAAAATATTACTAATAAAAATGAACTTTCTTTATTACGTAAAGAAATATTTTACACAAAACCATCTCCTTCCTTTATATCTGTATTATTACATTATGAACAATTCCGATCTATTTAAATTTCAAATATATTAATAATAATTTTATCTATATTAATATATTTTAATTTTTGCTTTATATTTTTGTTTTATATTTTTGTTTTATATTTTTGTTTTATATTTTTGTTTTATATTTTTGTGTTATATTTTTGTGTTATATTTTTGTGTTATATTTTTGTGTTATATTTTTGTTTTATATTATTTAACTAATAACAAATTTCCTGCGACCTGCACCCATAGGTTGTTCATAACTTGATTGTAAAAATGGTGATACGTCCTCTTTAACTATAGCTGGTGCTGAACGAATATCGTGATATGGTATTTTATTTGTTTGTACTACTGTATCTACACCAGAGTGTTTTCCTGCAATTAATAATTTACGTTCTTTTAATATATTGGATACTTGATTTTCTTTATCAAATTCATTTACATTTTCATATGATGGTAACATTGTTGCATCAACTGTAGTATCAGCTGGTCCAAACTGTGCTTCTAAATTATCTGCTAATTCATTTGAAACAGGTTCAAGATTTTCAACTTGTCTATATCTAAAATATAAACCAAGTACAACAAGTAATACAATTACTACAATTACGTTTTTATTCTGGAAAAATTCTAATAGATTCATCATATTATATTATATTATAATAAAATAAAAAATAAATTTAAATATAAGTATTTTTTATTTTAATATGGATGATTTTTGGAAATCTGAAAATAATTTTTTAAATAACGATAAAGATTATATAGATAATGTATCTGAGGATTTTATAGAAGAATCAACTATTTTTGATAATCATATAGATACATTATATGTCAATAATCAAAAATTTGATTTACCAGATAATTATTTAATTGATATATTATCCACTATTATAGTTGATTTATCAATAAATTATAATTGTTTATATTCTACACTAAATTCAAATGATATATATAATTTATTTGTTTTTTTATTCTGTAATATTAATTTATTTTCAAATTTAGATTTAAATGAATTAAAGTATTTAGACAATATATTAAATAATAATATTACTAATATAGAAGATTTTAATGACTATTATATATTTAATAACAACGATGATGAATTTGAAGAAATTAATTTTATACACGATAAATTTAAATATAAAGATATTCTTTCATTTTATAACGATAATAAAGATTTAATATTAAATTCTTTTAATTATACTTATTATAAATTTTTTAATTATATACCTGATTTTAAAAATGATTTTAATTTAACATTATGGATATATTTTACATATATTATAAATGAATCTTTTTAAAATTATTTTCTATAAAACAATTAAAATTTAAATAAATTATAAATTATTTATTTAAATTAATGATAACAACATGTTGTATTGATGTTGGCTTAAGAAATTTATCTTTATGTATAATGAATTCTAATTATGAAATTTTATTATGGAATATTTATGATGTTTTTGAAACATGTGAAAAAACATGTACTGCTAAAATGAAAAATGATAAAATATGTAATAAAAAATGTAGTTATAAATATAATAATATTGATAATATAGAATCATATTCGTGTAAATTACATTTTCCAAAAAATATTAAAATGACAAATAAAAATAAAATTACATTGAAAACAATAGATAAATATTTATTACAAGAAATTGCTTTAAAATTTATTTCTAAAATAGAAGAAATATATAATACAAATATTGATATTTTTAAATCTTTAAATAGTATATATATAGAATTACAACCAAAATGCAATCCTAAAATGTTATTTATAAGTCATATTTTATATGGTAAATTAATAGAGTTATTTAAACAAGATAATACTATAATAAGATTTATTCGTGCAACTCAAAAATTAAAATCTTATGATGGACCTCCTTTAGTATGTAATTTAAAAGGAAAATATGCTCAAAGAAAGTGGTATTCTATACAATATGCGAAATGGTTTTTAGAAAATAAAATTAATTCATCTGAAAATGAAAAATGGTATCCATTTTTCCAAGATTGTAAAAAAAAAGATGATATAAGTGATTCTTTGAATTTTGCTGTAAATATTCTAATAGGTGTTTGTCCTTCTAAATTAAAACATAAAAATGGTAATGAGTTAAAATAATAATTATTGTTTAAAATTAATTAATTTTTTATTAATTAATTCTAATGATAGATTCATCTATAAGTAATTTAAATATAAAAAAATTTAATCTTTCTTCTATTCTACCTGATTCTACTATTTTATGTATAGGTAGACGTAGATGTTTCATAGAAAATACAGAATTATTATGTTATAATGGTGATCCTATAAAAATACAAGACATTGATAAAAATACATTAATTATGGGAGATAATTCTTTACCTCGTAAGATTTTACAAAAATCATCTTTTGATGACATTTCTTATCGTATTTCAAATAAATATAATGATGAATATTATGTAAATTCTCATCATATTCTTTGTTTACAATATTTTAAAAAAAAATCAATAAAACATTTACCTTTAAAAAAATGTTTTGTTATAAAATGGTTCGATAATAATAAAATTCAACAATTTACAAAATTTTTCTATTATAATGATAATAATTTTTATAATATTAAATCAAAATCTTTATTTTTTTATGATAAATGTAATGAAAACTTATTTGTAAATATTCCTGTTTCTCAATTTCTATCACTTTCTAAAAAATTACAAAATCGTTTATATGGTTATCGTTCACTTGTTTTTTTTAACCCTATTAATATCAATTTAACACCTTATATTTATTCGTATTTATTTTTATTTACTTTTAACAAACTTTATTATTTTAATTGCAATATTCCAACTTCTTTTTATAAACAATTTGACATAAATCATTTAAATAATTATATTACAAATACTATAAATATACGTCTTGATTTTTTAAATTCTCTTTATTTACATTCTTTTTCATCTGATAAAGTTTTAAAATTATATATACCATATATCTACTTTAAACGTATAATTTTTATGATACACTCTTTGGCTTTAAATATTAAATATAATTATAATCACAATTCTAATATAGGTTTTATATATTTTTATATAGAATTCCCTATACGTGATATATCTTATCAATCATCATTTAAATTGTCTATAAAACAAAAATCTTTATCTAAATTTTATAGTATAACAGTTAGTAATAATAATAAGTTTTTATTATACAATACACATGTTGTTCATAATAGTGGTAAAAGTTGGTTAATACGTGATATTTTTTATCATAAAAAATCAATACCTTATGGTATAGTTTTTTCTTCTTCTGAACAAGCATCTCCATTCTTTAGTAATTTTATCCCTGATACCTTTATTTATTCTGATTTCGATTCTGAAAAAATAAATAAGTTATTTATAAAACAATCAGAAAAAATTTCTTATTATCGTGAAAAAGGTATAGGTAATAATGGTAAAACAGATGAAAATAATGTATTTATCGTCCTTGACGATATGTTACATAATGCTAATGTATGGAAACGTGATGACAATATGAAAAATATTATTTTTAATGGTCGTCATTACAACATTCTATCTATCTTAACAACTCAATATGCACAATCAATCCCGGCTGATTTTCGTGGTAATATGGATTATGTTTTTATTTTCAATGAACCATCTATAACAAACCGTAGAAAAATTTATGAAGCATATGCTTCATGTATACCTTCATTTGATGGATTCTGTAATATTTTAGATAGATGCACTGAAGATCACTCTTGTTTAGTTGTAAAAACATTTTCTTCAACCAATAATATTGAAGATCAAGTTTTTTGGTATAAAGCAGAAAATCAATCAAATTTCAAAGTAGGTGATCCACGTTTTTGGTCTTTCCATTTCTCAAATTATAATATTACACATGATAAAAATCATATTGCTCAAGCAAAACAAGTTGCCAAATATCGTGAAAAATTTAAAAATAATAATAAATTAAAATACGTTGTTAATAAATATGATGATGATACATCTTTTTAATTTACCTTAAAATTTAAATTTTTTATAAATAATATATTTTTATCTAATCTAACCATCCATATTACTTTATCTCTTGGATTTAATAACATTATATAATCTGGATAATTTACTTTATATAATAATCCTCCAAATCTAAATTTATAATTATCTACATTTATATATTTTATCCAATTTTTATATATCTCTAACCTTTCTAATACTTTTTTCTCTCTTTTATTTTTTAAAACATAATATCCTTCTATTTCTTTCTTAACATCTTTACTTCTCATTGTATTTTGGATACCTATAGTAGTTTTCTCAAAAAATTTAATTTCATTATCTATATTTGTTTCCATTTCACTTGTTTCCATTTCACTTGTTTCCATTTCACTTGTTTCCATTTCACTTGTTTCCATTTCACTTGTTTCTGTTAAACTTGTATTTAAAAAATTTTTTTTCATTTTATTAATAATTAATATTTTAATAAAATGAAATTTAAACAATCGTTTCAATTATTACATCACTTGAAGTTGTTGAAGTTGTTGATTCAGTTGAAATTGTTGATTCAGTTGAAGTTGTTGATTCAGTTGAAGTTGTTGATTCAGTTGAAGTTGTTGAAGTTGTTGAAGTTGTTGATTCAGTTGAAGTTGTTGATTCAGTTGAAGTTGTTGAAGTTGTTGATTCAGTTGAAGTTGTTCCACCTGGGTTACCATAGTTAAATTCAACACAATCATCAACACATTCTGTAGGTTCTGGAACATCAATTGACCTATCAAGTGTTGATGATGTTGATGATGTTACTGTTGTTGGACAATCAACATAATCATCAATACATTCCGTAGGTTCTGGAACATCAATTGACCTATCAAGTGTTGACGATGTTACTGTTGTTGGACAATCAACACAATCATCAACACAT